ACCTACCCAGTAGAGAGCAGCTATCTGATCTGCGTCCAGTACAGTCCCAGTCCACCAGCACCACCCCTCACCAGTACACTGGCCGAAACTGTTGTCGTTCGAATAGCACCCAAGGAACAGGTCTACCGTACCACCACTCTGGTAATTGTTCGGTTGATCGGTAGTGGAGGCAGACGTGATGTAGGCGCCGTTCCGATACAGCTTCAGCCCTGTCGCAGAGTTCTTCTCCCACGTCACAGCAAAGTGATAGAGGGTATCCTCTACACAGGTAATCGTATCCTCTACCCTGTCGTAGACACCGCCAGCAGTAACGGCAAACCAGATCTCCCCCCCATCGTCACGGAAGAACTGCATGCGGTCCACAGCCCCACGGTGTCCCCAAATCGTCTGGTCTGCGGCAGGCACCCTCAGGTTGTCCACCCGGACCCAGCCACACCAGCTCAGGCTATCGATGTTATCCAGCCAGTTGGCAGCATCGTAGTAGGCTGCGTTGTTGTTCGGGAACTGGATGGCCACTATGTCTTATCCGCTATGAATAGAGCGTCAGTCAAGATCACATCTTCAGAGAGGGTGTCCTGCCCGTCTCCAGTGTTGCGCCTGATCAGGACCCGCAGGCCCTTCCCTGCCGTCAGGCTGGCTGTCGCTATGGACACCTCACACTCGTTCTCTACGTACTGCCCGCTGTTCGTGTCTACTACGGTCAGCGAGTCATCCCAGGTGCTTGGGTCTGTCGAGTCTGTGTTGTAGGCGATATCAGAGCAGTAGACGAACCACTTACAGTCGTTCGCGGTAGCAGCGCCACAGACCCAGTGGATACGGATCTTCCCTGCTGGGGTACCGTTGATGTCCGAGGGTATGGGCTGCGCTATCTTCCCGTTGATGTCGGCAGTGTCCCCGTCCTTGAACCGCCAGCCAGCTGCCTGGTGGTTGTTGTTCGTCTGCGTCAGTTGATCCCAGGTGGCGTTGGCGTTATTCGTTCGCTGGGGCCATAGCTGCAGGGGGATCTGGATTTCTTCAGCCATGCTATACCTTCTCCCGATACCAGCTCTTGTAGCTGGCTATGTCCGTCTCCACGTTCGGTGGCCAGCTCAGCCCGATCTGCTGGTTGCCCACCGTGGCCGTCAAGGGGCCTGGCTGCCCAGGTGGGGTGGTGTCACTCGTTGTCGCTACCTGGGCTAGCGTCTTGTGGATTCTGTACTCATGACCACTGCCGCCGAACCTTACCCCATACCAATTAGCCTCATTTATCCAGGTATACCCTGGTGGGCTTTCGTTGATCGGTAGCGGGAAGAACAGGAAGACGAAGTACTCCTCTGTCCTCTGGATCGCTGCTCGATACTGCAAGCGCCACCTGCCGATGTCTCGAACTTCTCGGAAGTGCGCCCCACGGTCAGGAGCATACTGCGTCCCGCCGTAGCGGAATTGCCATGTCAGGTAGCCGTTAGAATCCGGAGTGCCACCAAGGGCCTGCGTAGAGTGGTCAGGCCAGTTGTAGTGGTCCACCAGCACCTTGCCCGTGCCAGCATAGCCTGTCCCCTCTGCTCGCTGGGTAGGCCCTAGCCCCTGCCCGTCAGGGTGTGGGTACGTTAGCGTCCAGCCACCATAGGTATGGTAACTGAGGTACTTATCCATGCTCGCAAGCCTGGCCTGCAGGTGGACTACCTTGAGGATAATGGGATGCGGACTCTCTTCCTTGATGACCAGATACTTGACGTGGCATCGTCTAACTCGTTCGGCGTCAGTATCAAGGTCCTGATAATCCAAAGCATAAGCTCGTCGGATGTCCAGGTGGAGGAAGGTGTGGTTGTCTGTGTTGACTGGCATGGTAGGTATACACCGGAGCCATGCCTCTCCTCCTCCGTCAAACCGCATATCGTTGACATTGTAGCAATCCCGCTTTAACGCACCGTCAGTCCAGGTCTTGAATAGCTGACCACCATCACCAGACGGCAGAGTGATATATTGTCCGGATCTGTTGGTATTTTCATGGGTGGTCGATCCATCGTCTACCCTGGGGATGCCACTCTTCGAGATACTCTGCTGGTACCAGTAGCGGTGATGCAGCCCACCGTAATCTGCGTATTGGTCCGAGGTAGAGTACAGGCCCGAGCCTGTCAGAACCATGTCATCGTTCACCCCGATCTGGATAGCGCCACAGTCCAGGTGGCAGTGCCCCCTGTAGTAGTGCTCCTGGCACTGGATGTTGATGGCCACCGAGCTCGAATAGTCCCAGTTGTTCCTATGCCAAAAGTCACCAGGTGGCAGGAAGAATCTGGTCTTGGGTATCGCTGGGGTGTGGGTAGTAGGTGGTACCCTCGCATTGTCAGGGTCTGCAGGATCGTAGTTGATTACGTCATAGACGATGTTGCGAGCAGAGTAGCTGCCGTTGGCGGCTTCGGCACCGTTCAACTGATACAACATCCAGTGAAGCGGCTTCCTCCAGGTGCCACCATAGGTGATCAGCCAGCTGATGGATGGCCTCATGTAGTAGCTGACCCAAGGGGCTGTCTGAGAGGACGTATCGTCTATCCGCCAATTGTCCTGATCGCCTCGGTACCATGCCCAGAGGAGCCACTCGCCTATCTTCTGGATCCAGTCCTCATCCACCACTGGGTTGTAATCCACCCCGTTGAGCTGCAGGCTGGAAGCTGTCTCGGAATTCTGCACGAATCCGGTACGCATAGCGTCCAGCACGTTGAACGCTTTCCAGAGCTCTATCGAGGTGTAGGTGACACCAGACCAAAGCGCCCCCGCGTTGGCGAAGTACCGATATGTCTCGAGGTGGCTATCGTCACCAGCCGTATCCCCGAACCAGAAGCCCAGAGCCTGGTCTATCAAGGTGGTGGCTGCCGATGTGTAGTTGTAACCTGCGCCAGACTCACCGTAGAGGGTGATGCCACACCAAAGGTGCGCCATCATGTTGCCGCCAGACCAGCCATCTAAGAATTCTTCCTCTGAAGTGGAGGAGTTCGCGTAGGCAACAATCGAATCCCCGATCTTCTTCCGATCTGCTTCGGTGAACGTGGTAAGCCCAGAGCGTCCGTAGTTGTAGGCTATACACATCCCCATGAGCTCGAAGCGCCTGGTGATCCAGCCGTGGTAGTTGGACGGATTGTCAGCCAGCCACACCGCAGCCTCTATCATCTTGTCATGATAGCTGGGGCTGTTCATGATCCAGCCGTAGAGCCCAAGCACCTGCAGCTCCCGCCAGGCATCGTCACCGTCCATGAGGCTTGAGTTGCTAGCGGTAAGGTAAGTGTTGGCCGCGCTGGTAAACACTCCATCCCAGAACCCTTTCCAGCTGTTCTGCAGGTTCTTCCTTGCGGTGATCACGGACTTGTCAGCCTGTGTCACGCTGATGCGTGGATAGGTAGACCGGACTGTGTAAGTTACTATGCTCATCCGATTATATAGAAAAGGATAGTAACCGCTGGGCTTGTCGTGAAGTCATGGTACGCCTTATTTGTCCCTCTTGAGATGCTAAATCCTGTACTCGGATCCGCTGGGGGAGTAGATGTTGCGAAAAACACCCAGGGCTGCGAGTGGAAGGACGTGTTATACGTTATCCGAAACGTGCTAGCGTCAACCTTGCTAGGCGTCCAATTTGCGGTTCCCATGTAGGTGTCCGAGTCTTCCATGTCGGGGTTGTTGCTACCATCAGTGTTGATAGACCCATAGACAATCTGTCCTGAGAACCCGCACTCGTAAGTGGTAGAGATGTCCGTGGCACCAACATCTAGCCAACCAAGCGGTAGGCATGGATCAGTTGGATACTGCCATGTCGTGTCAGTATGGATGATAGGCCGATAGGCCTTATTGCTTCCATCCAGCTCAAGACAGAGCCAGACGAAACTCTTATCGTTGATCGGCACGTTGATGTTGATGTTGCTAGTTCCTTCAATCCGATGCCCTTTAATCGTCGCGGTACCAGCAGTCACCACGCAATTGACCTGGCTTCCTGCTAAGGTGCCACTGGTGGGCAGCGCAAACCCACTCGAGATATACCCTGGCATGTTGCCAAGCCCCTGCATCAGTGGTGTTAGCAGCAGCTCTGTAGGTATTTTCCCAGCCCCAACACCCCCATAGCCTGAACCATAGTGATCGTTCTCACTCGGCATCACCACGTAATCGATGAAGTTATCATAGAAGTCTGCCATGGATTACACCACCGATTGTATCGGTATCTCCCAGGTGATGGTTGCCGTGATGTTCGAATCCTTGACCACGGGGCTGATGTTGCTGCGGGCAAAGAGAGTGCCGCCATAGAGCGGTGTGCCACCATGCTCTACGGTATAGAACCTTTGGGTTCCTCGGAATAGCCCTATCTCCCGCCAGGTATACCCATTACCCTGATCCACCGTCACGAAGAGCTGGAAGATGCATCGTGAGGCTTGCTGGACTGTTCGGGTAAAAGCGTTTCGGAAGACTTCGGTACCAAGGGCAACGTCACCGTCTGTCGGTGTGGTTCCGTCTGTCCCGATCGCAATATAATTGGGTGCATGGTCCACGTTGCAGAGGAGGTCCCTGACAACATCTCTGCCTGCTGCGACCACTCGGTTGCTGGTTCGCTCTTCGTGTACGAGCTTCCCGGTTCTGGCATCGTGGGCCTCTACGATCACGTTGGGGCTGAGTATCAGTAAGCCTTTGGTTCTCATTGCTTGTACGGCCACCCTATCATAGGCCCATAGACTACCCCAGAGTCTAACGCATCCGCAATAGTCAGCTGCCGCCTGCCGCCTATCTTGGACTCCCCGACGATCCAGTGGCGGTAGGGATCCAGGCTCCAGGAATAGAGGGGGGTAGACATGCTGACAGCATCGCCTATAGCTATGGGGTGCTGCCGAGTCCTGGCAAGGTTCAGCGTCTCATCTTCCTGGATCGTGAACGGTCTTCCCTTGGTGGCAAGTCGTTTGTAGAAGTCTGCCCAGCCACCTTGGCGCAGTCCCTTGACAGCTGTAATCTGGTACCGAAAGAGGGTGTCCCCAAGGTAGCGGAAATTCACTCGAGTAATCAGGAAATCCCCAGCCATGGCCAGCTCTGGCACGTTCACCGTCAGACGCTGCCCAGATCGGAACCCCCACTCATCTGTTTCGTAGGAGACCACAGTCTCTATCCTGGCGTATCTACGCAAGAGGCTGTTCATGTACTCAAGCGCCAGGTCCAGGTCGTTGATCTCCTCCTTGCTCTCTACGTTGGCATAGACACCAGTAGATACGCCAGCATCAGACTCTATCCCCTTCCGGGTGCTGATCTCATCATCATCCCTACCCTGTAGGGCTATGGGGTAGAACCCCTTGTAGCTTACCTTCAGCTCTTCAGAGGCCGTCAACGGTGGGTAGGCTGTATCGTCTGAGTTCTGCGTTATCTTGGCTGTGCCTATCTCGTAGAACCACTCGATGGTGTCCTGGTCCTCATCGGATCTGCGGATATCGATATAGGTAGAGTTGACCTCGACATCATCCACATAGAGACGTGGCTTCTCTGCCAGATCCAGCGCCAGAAGGTACTGCTTGTCCTTGCTGTTCCCAGTGAAGAAGTCTGTCCTGGTATTGCTGATCGCTTTGCCAGCCTGAACGTGCTGGATGTTGCGATATTCGTCTCTGCCTCTTGAGAGCTCTAGCTTCCGATACTCCTGCCATGTGGTATCGTCCAGATCCACAGGTGCGTAGTAGGTGGACACGTCGAAAAACTTGGCATCCTTGTTGTAGTCAAAGAACCAGCTGTAGCCCACCAGGTCTGCCAGATCATCAAAGCACTCGGATGCTGGCTTGTAGTTAAAGCTGATCGTCGATACCACCGGGCCAGGCGTCACACCAGAAGTGGTGATCCCCTCGTCCACCAGGTTCTCGTTGGCGTCTCCTGACTGGCTATTGACAATAGTGGTGAAGACATCCCCTGCGGTCTGGTTGGCTGTGTCTGCCCTGAACGCTACGATGTGCCTGTCTGCCATCTGGTTCCAGTCAACACAAGAGAACCGCATCTCTTTCGTGTCGGACACATCCCCCACGATGTTCTCTCTGATCTCGTCCACAGTGCCAGCAAAGATAAGCACATCGTCATACCACACCCTGACCACTGGACCCACAGGGAAGAACAGGCTTTTGGTTCTGTCGATCAGGGTGAACGTGCAAACGTTCCTGGTGCCTATCTCGTCCGAGATGGCAAGGCTATCGTTCCGAAGGTTGTCTGTGTACTCTATCCCACCGATGATGATGTGGATGTCTTTGCCATGGGATGGGGGGTCCACTGAGGCAGTACCAGCTGAGCTGCTACCCCACGGTGCATCACCCCATGCTTGGCCAGCCCATGTCATACTTCCCAGATCCTCGCTGCCACCTTCATGTTGGTTGTAGCTGCCGCCGTAGTTACGTTAAAGTGGACTTCGATATTAGTACCATCGATAGACTCAATGTACATGCCATCTATCTCTGGCTCGTTACTGCCAGAGCTGCGATACGCTGTCAGCGTTACTTGACTGGCAACGGGTGTATAGCTCAGCCCATGTGCTATGGTGCAGGTCTTCACCCCGGTAGATGACACGTCCAGAGAACCTGATTCCACTACAGTCACGCCACCCTCTACCAGGGTGGATCCTGTCATCTCAAGGTTGCCGTAGAGCTGCACCTTGTCAGATGCCGTGCCATCCCAGCGGTCATATCTAAGCAGGCATCGGGTCCCTATCGTCACGGTGCCAGAGCCTGTGAAGATCTGATAGTTGCCTGCCTGGATGTCACCGTTGATGGTGATGGTCACCCCAGAGTCCGGTGATAGCTGGGCACCTGGCCTGATCTCAAGAGTGATGCCCGTTCCAAAAGTGATGTTGCTTGAGAACTTATACGTTCCACTCGGCACCACGATGTGGGTCAGCACACCAGCCGCCGAGTTGAACGCACCCCTGTCATCGGTGACGCCATCACCCTCAGCCCCAAAGTCACTCTCCGTGACATAGCCATAGGCAGAGCCCACATCGATGGCTGCATCCTCGAGATCGTCCCGTAGCTTCTTGGTAGGTGCCAGGATCATCTTGTAGGTGGCGTTAGCTACGTTCTTGTTACTGGCTGATGTTCCTTCCTGGCCCCTGGTAACGGTCAGGGTGTTACTGTTCTTTGCCGTTACCCGAACAACCTCACGGTCAGGATCCAAGGCTGGCCCACGAGGGTATGCCGTGAAGTTCCACCAGACCAGGTTGTACGCTCCATAGGTAGCAGGGTCCAGCAGCTGCGCCAGGTTCGGATCCGTTGAGACTATGACGATGGACGTGGCTGCAGAGTCATAGCCTTGGTTTACCGTCACCTCGCAGAAGTTCGTTACAGGATCAAACAAAGGCATAGCTATAGACCTCTAATACCTCGGCGTCTAACTGCCCTGGGTAAGTCTTTCATCACCTGCTCTGCCAGCACCTGCCCATCAGGCATGATCAGCTGGACGATCACATCACCGCCACCATCAAAGAGTTTCTCATAGTCGCTACGTGGCGCTACCACTTCGGGCTGCCCGCCTTCCGCAATCAGGGCGTAAGCTGGTGACGTCACAATGCCACCTTCAGCAAGCCCACCCGCAAAGCTACCAGCAACGGCACCTTTCCCAGCCGCCATAGAGCTGGCAGCCAACGCGGTCAGCATCCCCGCAGCCGCTGCACCAATAATAGGAGCAAGGGCTATATTTGCTGGAAAAGGAACACTAGCCAACACACTGGCGGCAGCAGCCACGGCGCCATAAGCGATCTCTGATGAAATCTTATTGGAAGCCAGCGTTAGTAGCCCTAGAGCCTCAAGTGCCCAGTAGATAAGCTGCTGCAGTGCGATCTCTACAATCATCGAGATGATGGTAGCAGCAATCTGTTTCGCCACAGCTGCCATCGCTTCCCCAAAGTCCTGTGCATATACGATAGCGTTGGCTATAGCATTGGCAGTCCCCTGGATTGCGGTATCGATCCCTGCCCGAATAACGTTGAACACATCACCGATGGTGGCTTTGAAACTTACAGCCCACTGCAGGAAGCCACCAAGATCGGAAATCAACTGTTCACTTTGAATCTGTGCAAGGTCTGTTAGGCTCTTTGTCCTTTGCTCAGCTTGGGTAAAGATGTCATTGATCTTGTCCCCAGCTTCTTTCCATGCCTCTTTTATTTTCTCTGCAGCTTCTGCATTCTTGAGTGTGGCTATTGCGGTGGCTAGGGCCTGCTTCTCTTCATCTTCAAGCGTGGCAATTACTACCTTGAGGGCTTCTATTCTGCGTTTAAGTGCTACCTGCGAGACCCTGCCAGCCTCGTAAGCTTCAAGACCGCCTTCTTGGATCTTCTCGGTAAGATCATCATAGGCGATGGATACCGCAACCAGGCTTTGCTTTGCTTTCTCGAGACTCTGCTGAATACCCTCAAGCCCCGGCTGCTCTCCGAACAGCTCCCTTCTTTTCGCTACTTCCTTGATGCTTCCCAGGTAGGAATCCAAGGATGAATTTGCTCGCTTAACGGTGTCCGTCAACCCGTCAAGCATGGCCTTCCGTCTTTTCTCTGCCTCTTCGTGTTCCTTGGCTGCCCTGGCTGCTGCCTTGGTATGGGCTATATAGGCTATCAGCGCAATAGCCCCAGCGATCAGCGCTCCAGTTAGCGCAGTCTTTATGCTGACACCTAAGGCCTGAACGGATTCCGATAACCCCCTGACGGCAGATGTTCCTACCGTTCCAAAAGCAACTATCCTCTGGGTTGTTCCCTCAAGGAAGGGCGTGGTTGCAGACACAGCAGCCGCAAAAGCAGTGAAGTGCTTTCCAGCCCTGGCGTTCATCTCCCCGGTCTGCTTCTGCAGATCCTTGACTGCCAGGGTAGGCCCCTTGACTATCGAAGACTGGACAGCCGCCGTCTTCTTCTGCAGATCGGTTATGTCTGCAGTGTATTTAACTAGGATCTCGTTAGGGCCTGGCATCGGGCAGCAGCTTTACTCCAAAGCGTTTTTCGAAAGCCTCCACATCCTTGAGCGTCTTGATCCTGATCGCGCCTGGGTTGGATTCCTCCTGTAACTCGTCATAGTAGGTAGGGTGCAGTTCCCTGATGATGGCCTTGACGCTGCGTGGTTTCTTCCAGTTGCCAGCCGCTCTCATCAGGTTGCCGAAAAACCATGCCCACTTCCTCCGGTCTGCTGCCTGATCCTTCAGGTAGAAGTGCGCCATGATGTCTGTCTCATGGGGCCTCATATCCCAGAAGGTATCAGGCAACAGCCCAAAGTGCAGGCACGCTATAGCCATCAACTCTGTGGAGGAGTAGTACTGAGGCTTTCCCTTTGTAGCTCCTCCACCCTTTTTTTTAGATACTCTGGGGTGGCAGCCATGATGGCCTGGCAGAACTTGCCAACGAATTCATCCTGCAAGGTGAACGGGGCTTTCTCCATGATCACGTCTGGTGTCATGTTGGGTGCATCCTTGCGGATCCCAGCCCAGACGATGATGGAAAGCTCCTGGATAGTCCAATCGTTCAGCTCCTGGCGTATCTTCATCCAGGTTACGTCCTTGTCCCTGAGGGTGGAAATCTGACGCTCTATCTCGCGTACATCCTTCCACCTCAGATCCCAGGTGTACTCTTGGTCTATCGTCACCTTGAACGTGGCGTCTTTCGAACTACTCATCATGCAACTCCTGTAACTGTGCCTCCAGTTGAAAGAGCATAGGCCGTTAGGCCTGTCTCCGAGGAATACGTCACCTGTACCTTTCCCGTGGAATCGTTGAACCTACCAGTCGGGAAGGGACCCACCCACACATCCCCCGTGGTTGCAGGGACTGTGACTGCCAAATCATGAGAGAATCCATGCCCACAGGTTTCCTGTGCCGCGAACGTCACCGTCTTCTCTGTCCCTGTGTTCACGAACCGAAACATCGTGGCCCCATCGTTCGTCCATGCATCACCGCCAGCCGCAGTGGTTCTTGCGGTGATGGCAGCCTCTGTGTGTCCAGGCTTGTCTGCCGTGTAGTCAGCCATTGATGATCACCTCCTTAGCTGGCAGCGTAGACGGGAGCGTCATAGCGCCCAAGGTTGCAGGTTACTTCCACCATGTTGTCCACCGGGAACCCGGCGTCAAAGTCAACATAGGCTTGGAAGATCCAGTTCTCCCCCGAGAAGCCCACCACCTTGAACTGCTTCAAGGTCTGGTTGATGGCTGCAGAGAGGAGCGCCACGTGGGTAGCTTCCGTCTGATCGTAGATGATCGAAAAGCTGAAGCTGCCGTCCCTCGTGGTTGCGGTCTGGCTGGTCCACCCGGAATCTGATTTTGTGGTGGTATCAATCAGGTTCTGAGTGATACCCATGCTCCCGTCTTTCTGACGTTCAATCAGAGTCCAGGTAGGGCTAGCCACCGTTCCTGTGTTCAGGTAATATAGCCAGTCGCGGCCCTTTTCCATCGTCATAAGCGATACTCACAGTCTGGCGTCTGTGATACCTAGTTTGAAACAATCCACCTGACGGTTAACACTCCATGTCTGATAGGCTTATCCCCCGCGAACTCTGCAGCCGTTGCGAAATCTACAAACCATGTCCCGACGTTAGTAAACGTTTGAAGCTCAAGCTCATCAGTAGTCAGAGATTGCAAGATCTGATCTGCTAGGGTGGAACACTCTTTCATCCCGTCGTACTCGCTCCAGACATGGATGCTGCCCGTCACCTCTGCTGTCCATGAAGCCTTTTGGTCTTGGTTGTCTACCCTCCACTCGCCTATCGTGGCGTAGGGTAGGTCTGTGCTTTCGGTGACATGATCGAAGACGCCGACGTTCAGGATGGTATCCAGCCGCTCGTAGAGTGCTCTCTGCAGGTCGTTTGTCGGGAGCCTGTTTACTGGCATCTATGATCTCCCCAAGAGCACACCTGCAGACTTCGAAGCCTGCTCTACTATCCTGTCCATGTTCTTTTTGAACGTGGGCTCTTCCTCGTCATAGGCGGGCTTAAGGAACGGCTTGGCTGGTGTTCCCTTCTGCCCGATCTTCCTGCGGATCAGGAACGTAGCCTGCTTGATGCTGCTTTCGTCTTCTGTCCCAAACCACTTAGCAGGGATCCCTCGGATGATAGCCCAGCGCTTAATGGGCTCTACAGGTGGCCACCTGCCTGGAGCTCTGCCCATCTTGTAGTTGTGATAGACACCCTCAACAAACGGGGCATGGGCGGCTTCATACGCGACGCTCGATTCCAGATTTGTAGCCGTGGCCAGTTCCACCTTCTCGGATTGCCTCAGTGTCCCTGTTGCTGGCTTGGGCATCTTCTTCTTTGCGTTCTTGGCTACGCTCTTGGCAGCCCGATTCAGCTCCTGGCGTAGCTGTGCTCTAGTGCTCTTGACCAGCTGCGTTAGAGCCAGCCTGAGTTCGTCTGCGCCTTGGACTTCAGGGGTAACGTTCATGTATCCTCCCTGCAGGTCCAGACCAGCTCTTTGTTCTCTTCGTCCAGGTTGATCACACCCACCACCTTGAATTCTCGAGTCCCAAGCACGAACTTGCTCTGGGCTGTGTAATCCGAGAAGTAGTGGGTGACGATCACATGAGACACGCCGTGCATCACCTGCTGTGCCTCCCATCGTTTACTGCCTGTGGTAGGTTCCAGGCTGCCCCACACGTATCTGTCATGGGGCCAGTACTTGTCCTGACCACCCTGCCCATCAGCAGATGTCACCTTCCTCCGCCAGCTGAAGTAGTTGGACATCCTGCCTACCTGCATCACTTCACCCCAAAGACCATAACCCTATAAGGCGCAAGCAGGCTTTTTGCCTGGTTCGGAATCTCGTTCACGATATTACCGATATTCAACGGCATCCTCTGATCCCACCAGTGAGCGCCCATTAGCTTGATGGCATGCCGTATCTCCCATGGCACCTCGCTTGCCTTGGTGCCATACCCGGCCACGAACTTGACATGGATAGGGTTCCACGTCCTGGTAGCGCTGGGCCACGAATAGCCGTGGTTCCTTACCAGGCGGCAAGGACTGCGGCTGGTATCCAGTGTGTAGCTGTCACTGTCCCATGTCTGCGAGGTGTTGTCCGTGGCGTAATACTTCACCTCGGTAATCGAGCCCACTGGAGACGGCAACAGCGCCACCATGTCACCTGACGGTATCTCGGTGAGATACCCCAGCATGGTGGTATTGATCAGCCTGGATTGAAGGATCGTCTCCGTTGCATCGGTGGCTGTCTTCAGCAGGCGCTGCAGGTTGATGTTCTCATCGTCACCTGTAATCCGCAGATGGTCCTTGAACTCAGCCAGGCTGACGGGTTCGTCTACTGCTGCTGTATCTACCTCTGCCAGGCAGCTCATCTATCGTTCTCCCAGGGCTTGAGTATTCCAACCATCACCGCACCCAAGATGAAACCTATAGCCAGAGCTGCGATTACATACGCCATGCATCACTTCACCTCTGGCGCCTTCTTCACGTCCTTGTCCTCTATCTGAAACATCGGATCTGGTCTGGCTTCCCCTTTCTCAATTAAGGCCAGGGCCTCTGGGTCAGGTAGTGATGCCACTACGCCAACCCAGAGGTCTGGTCTATCTGAAATAGGTTTCAGTATCTCAACGATCACGGAGTAGATACTGGCTGATGCCTTGCTCTGGTGCCCACCACGGCGGCAGAGTACACACCGCCAGTTGATGGGGTTCCCGTTACCGTGCAGACCACCTTCAGGTATCGCGTATTGCCTCGATACCCGAAGACCAACAGGGCGTTGTCGTGGGCTGCGGTTGTGTCCACCACAGCTCCGTTGGCACCGCTCCCCGTGGAGCCCGCGATGATGTCCGCTGCAGCCACAGCCGTATACGTTCCCCCGCTGGTATCACACTCAGTCAAGCTGAACGTGTGAGTCCCATCGGTGATCGTTCCAGTTGCAATAACGATAAACACCTCCTCATATCCGAGGGTATCTACCGCAGTTCCCGTGGTGGTGGTTGTCCTTGCAGCTGCAGGGACGATGGAAACATCACCACCGTAAAACAGTCCTCCACTTAAAGGCATATCTTGTCTCCCAGTTCAAAGAACCTACCGCAGCAGCCAGACGCCAGAAACCACCACGGCAGGCCCGGTTTATGAGTTGACCGTTCCGATCTTGATGGCCTCAGGCAGCACCACCTGTCCACCCACCCGCTTGGTGGTATAGAACTCGATATGTGGCTTGTTGGTGAATGGGTCCCGTACCAGGCTGATCCCAACGCGGTCTACGATCTTGTAGCCTGCCATGAAATCCCCGAAGTAGATCACCCTGTCACCAGCAGATGCGCTGACGATGGTTGCCACGTCGTTGGCTGCGACATAGGGCCTACCCAGGAGGGTGGGGCCCTTGTCCGCTGCGATGCCTGGCTGCCAGAGGTAGCCTTCATTGCCAGCCAGCTGGCGGATCTTCCCGAAGTTCACCCTCTTAGAAACCCAGGTGGCGTTGCTCGCGTAGGGTTCCTCGAGGAGATGCTGCAAGTCGATCAGCAAAGCCCCGGTAAAGGCACCACTGGCTGTACAGACCTGGACGGATACGCCGTTCGTCGTGGCTGCGATCCCTTCAGGCTGGCCAAGGCCAGTTCCTGTGCAGAAGGCCGTGGCCTCCAACTTGCCGAACTGCTGACCGAGCTTGCGGACAACGTAGCCATCCACGTCATACGCTGCATCGTCGATCATCTTCTGGGTGACGAATGGGTTAGCGTAGCACTCATGCACGGGGATCTTCTCGAGACCCAGCGTTCCAGCCGTGGTCTCAGTCCGTGATGCCCGCTCACTGGTCCACCCCACAGAAAAGGCCGTAGAACCTTCCTTGGGGATTTCCAGGTTGTCACCCTGGCTGATCGTCTCAACAGACGCAATCTGCCTGATGGGGCTGCTCAAAACGTTGAGCTCGATGACCTGCTGCGCCTGATTGTAGGGCATCAGGAAGCCACCGCTAGCAGCGTTGTCCGTAGCCAAAGACTTGAACTCATCCGGCGTCAGCCGTTCCTCACCCTTCCTCAGAAACTTGTTCCAGTGTTTGTTCTCTGAGAAGTAGGGCTTGAGGCTTTCGTGGATCTCTTCGTCAGCCTTGGCTTCGCCAGAGGCAGGTGGACGCAAGCCCTCAGCCAGAAGCTCCTCTAGAGCCTTCATCTTGGCTTCCTGGGCTGCCTTCTCTGCCTTGTAGGTGTCCCACAACTTGTCGTGCTTGGAGAAGGTTTCTTCCATCTTGGCCAGCTTCTCTTTGGTCTGGCCCAGCTGGTCTCCTACCTTCTTCCGCTCGACATCCCCTTTCTCTACCGCAGCCTTGAACTCTGATTCAAAAAGGTTCTTGATCTCATCAAAGCTGTCTTTCAGCTCCTTGATGTCTACCTCGGCCATTACTGGTCACCTGTCTGATAAACTCTCTGGCGTCTTCCAGTAGTGCATCAGGCAAGTGCCCCACATCCTCCCCTGGATCAGGCGGACTGTGGTATGGCGGCTTGTCATTCCAAGTGCTGGCTCTGAACTCTTCTAGTATCTTCAGGGACTGAGCATGGCTCGGGTCCACCGAGATCCCTTCTCGGAGCAGAGTAGCTTTGATGTCGGCAAGCTCTGAGACGATCTTGGCAAGTATCATCTCATCAGCTTGGTGCTCTTTTACTCGGCTTATCGTGGCCTTTGGATTCGCTGGCACTGTGACAAGTGAGACTTCAAAGAGCTTAATTTCTTTCAGTACACGTACCCCTTCCACCCAGTCAGACTTGACTGCCTGATACCCGATGGATAGCGCAGATATAACCGGCTTCTTGAATCCCTCTGTTGGCTTTAGCAGGGCGTAGACTTCTGCAGCCTTGGCTATCGCCAGGTTCAAGAACCCCTTGGCCTTTAGGCCCCTATTTGTGTCTTCTATCTTGGCACCACCCAAGGGCTGTGCCATGTCGTGGAACCAGAGGAGTGGGACTTCGCCACCGTTTTCCTTCAGTGTCTTGGTGAAAGCACCACGCTCCACCCTGTCATTGTCTCTGTCCACGTTCCCATAGGTAGACGCAAAGCCAACAAAGGAACCAGCTGCATCATCAGTCCCCTTGATGTCTAGCCTGAATTCCTTGGTCTCCACGTGTCTTGTCCTTTGTCTTAGGCCTGTGCGTCTGTATATGTCATGAAGCATCTGCAGTTGATGATGTTCCCTGCACTAGCACCGAGGGAATCGTCACCTGGGAAGGCCAAGGGTTCCCCGTTTACAATGAAATTCTCCTCTATGGGAATCCCCTGCCTGTACTGGCTGTCTGCTACTATATGGTGATTTCGTACACGTCCATCCCTTTGGCTGGTCCACTGCTTTCGGAACCTCCTGCCCGTGGCCTTGGCCCCCTGGTTGCTGCCATAGTTCGACACCTTCACCACCTCGGTGTCCGCGATCGCCTGGCTACGATTCGGGATGAACTCTTCATCGTACTTTTGCTCTATAGCTTCAGCCACTTCCTCGTCACTCTTGCCACCTAGCAGCAGGTCCTCTATCAATCTGGTGAACTTGTCCTTGGTGGTACCTGTCACCAGTTCCACCCTCTTGGGGATGTCCGCGTTGAACCGCCTGCGCATCTCTGCCAGGGCTTCCTCTGTGGCCTTGGTTTCCATGCCGTTCCATGCTTTGGATTTCGGCACTGATGCCCGTACTCTATCAAAGAAGAACCGGCCTACTGTGAAATACATCTCACGATAGACGGCAGCCAAGCCATCGGACTGCTTCTCTACCTCAGCAAGGACTGCATCCTTGGTGTTCCCCTGCTTTCTGGCCGCAGCGGCTACCGCCTTCTTTTCCTTGAGGAAGTGCTTCTGTATCTTGGCTGTAAAGAACTGTTCGAAGATAATGCGCTGCCGTTCAAGCTTAAGGTAGGCGTCCACCTTCTGCTCTTCGTCTACCAGGTTCCACACCTTGTATGCTTTTCCACCCTCCTCCTCTTCCTCCTCTTCGGGCTCATCCTCTGGGGTCTCATCGTCCTCTGGTTCTTCCGGCTCTTCTTCCTCTTCGTCTGTGGTATCACCGCCACCGTTGAACATGGCCAAGGAAGACAAAGCCCTCTGCTGAAGTAAGGCTCTAGGAACATCTGCTTCCTCCTCCTCTAATCGATCGTAGCCGGTTTCCTCCCGCTGCTCGTTGATCGATAGCCAGTCCGCTGTCATCACCCGTTCAAAGGATGCCTTGCGCTTGAGCTGGGTTATCTCGGTCCCGTCCTTGTCATAGCTTAGGACCAGATTCTCACCGTATCTCGGTACCAGCCAGTTGTTCAGCTCTGCTGCCACCATGTCGAGGAACGGGAAGACCACCTGCTCGATAAGCGCCAGCCGCGCCTCCTGTTGGTTCGAGTATGTCTTGTTCTGCGGATCCCCGATGAGCTCAGGTGGCACACCGTATACCTGACATATCCTGCGATTGATCAGCGATGTCGAGCTCACATAATCCATCTCACTGGGGCTGCCCGATAGCTGGGTATATGTGAACTCTGCGCCCTCTATCTTGAGCGGCTTTCCTGCGCCCCTACCACCAGTGTATTCTGTCTCGAGCCACTCCTTCCATTCATCCCTCTGCTGCGGTGTCAGGCCCACCGGAAAGTTGAACAGTGCGTCTGGTCTGCCTCTGTTCTTCATCAGGTTGCGATTCCAGTTGACAGACTCGTTGTCCGTATCGATCAGCAGAGCGCCCACCCTGATTGGAGATAGCCCGAACCAGTCATTCTTCGTCACCTGCCCATGCTTCAGATGCAGGATCTCTTCCGGCTTGAAGTCCATGGGCTTCTTGTTGTCCACCGTGTAGCGGTATGTCTTGATGTCCGTGGCCGTATCGTTCGGGATGATCTCGAATCGGTCAGGCCTCAGCGCTATCAGCTCGAGCGGTGGACCCGTTGGGGATCCCTTGAGAAAAGAATTGCCACAGCAGAGATACTGCTGGTACCAGAGCGAGAAGAACGCAGACGTGCCCTGGAACTTGTTCGGCCTGTCCAGCAGCTGGTTCAGTGGGTGCTTCGGGTCTACTATCTCCTTCTTGTCATCACCAACTTCAGAGTGGATCACCCACGGGATCCCAGCAGCCACCTTGCTGATAAGGTCTACGCAAGCGAAGACCACAGAGTTGCTCTCGTAGCCTTCCTCCAGTTCTTGTTTCATGTCCCAGCTTGGACGTTGCGTCCAGCTACCTCCCATGAAGTACACGGCTGGACCCGCACCCTGCCTGGCATCTGCTGGTTGCTTGCGCTGAAAGAGTCTATCCCAGAATGCCATCTAACCGAACCTCACAGCACATCTCTTGAGTACCTCAGCCACCGCAGCAGAGAGAGTATCCACCTGGTCATCATGGGTCGCGTTAGGAAACCCCAGCAGCTCCTCTTCGAAGTCTGTAAGCCAGGGCGCCCCTGACGGAAAGTAGACCTGGCCTGCCTCCATCCTGGCTGCTGCAGGTAGTGCCCGAGAAACCTTGTCTTTGTCTACAATACCAGATCGGACCGGCAGACCAGATCGAACCGCTTGCTGGATCAGGGCCAGCTGATAGCCAGCCTTCTCTATCACGATAAACTCAGGCTTCCACTGGTTGTATTTGCGCCAGAGTAGAGGCACCTGGTCAGGCCCTTCTAGCCGTACCCGGCTTGCCTCCACCAACAACAGCTGGTTGTTCGGGGTTACTGCCCAGGTGCTGATCACGGTGTAGTCAGCTGACGTTTTGAGAGACGCTGCAAGATCCACAGTGCAAAACGTCCAGCAGCGCTTGCAGTCCACCATAGACTCGGCACCCTCTGTGCTCAGCTTGTAGGTGCCCCCGCTGTTGGTGTAATACCGGAAGTGTTCCCGCTTGAAGATGGCGCCTTCCTCTGGCGCTGGTCTCTGTTGGAACTGGGCAGACCACCAGTAGCTGCCAACCTCACGCTTCCTCTCAAGTAGCGTGTCCTTGTTCCACTGATCAGGCCACAGCGCTTCCCCTTCTTCTCTTCCAAGGGCATCATCCTTCTCGGCGAAAGCTGGCAGGTTCAACACCTCCCACTTGCCAGGCTGGTCTCTAAGCAGCCGCCCGGACAGGTCATCCTCATGCCACCTGGTCTGGATGATCACAGCCCGGCCCTGCGGCTCTATTCGAGTCTGCGCTGTACCACACCACCAGTCCCAAGCCTTCTGGCGGTATACCTGGCTACGGGCCTCCTCTGAGTTCTTGACGGGGTCATCTACGATCAGGAGGTCGGCCCCTCTACCTGTGATAGGGCCACCCACACCGAGCGACACCATGCCACCGCGCCTATCCTTGATATCCCAGCGATCCGCTGCATGGCTGGTCTGGTCCACCTCGACATGCCAGAGCTCGTTTCCGTATTCCTCGAGGGTGTTTCGTGCCTTGCGTCCCCACGTTGCAGCGAAGCCAGCCTCATAGCTCGAGAGGATTACCTTAGAGTCAGGGTTGCACCCAAGGAAGACCACGGGGAAGTAATGGCTGATACACTCGCTCTTACCATGTCGAGGTGGCATGAATACCATCAGCCGCTTGAGATCCCCCCACATCACTTCAAGCAGCTTTGCGTTTAGAAGCGCCAGGTGCGGCGCCAGCATCCACCATCCACGGCTTGCATAGGTTGCAAAGTCAGCTGGGCTGATCTGCGCTGCAATCCGCCTGATACCCTCAGGACTCAGTTTTTGGATGGTGTCAAGCACTGCTGTACTTTTCTCGATAGCTCTATGATTGCGTCTCTAACGTCTGGATTCTCCCGCGCCACCTGCTCTAGCACTACCACCTGATGGATGTGCTCATGGGCCACCCTGGCCTCTATCTGCTGCTTCACGATCACCGGGACTTCCAGTCCCAGCAGCTTGTCTATGCGCTCCTGCGCCTTGATGCGGTCAGAGTCTTTTGCGTCTGGGTTCTGGACGATCCCCTTGTAGACGCTGATGGCGTCAGCCCTCAGGTCTTCCTTGGTCATCCTGGTATCGTAAACGATCCAGGCTCTAGCCTTTTGCAGATAGCTATCAGCTGCCCGCTTCGACATGCCGAACCGCTTCCGCAGCCCCTGCTTGATCTGATGAGGGAAGTAACCATGGAGCAGCATGTTCCTCGCTGCGGTGACTCGTTCGAACTGTTCCCTGACAGTAGTCATGGCTTAAATCGTAAGTTCCGTACGGTGAACTGACACTTCTCCTGCACCTGGACGATACCGCCACCGCTACCGATGATAGACACCTCCTTCTCTTCCACCTCGTTGGCTGCGTTGATGATCGCTGTATCTGTAGACGAAATAGTAATCTCGACAGTGGCAGCCGCAGGAACCACGGCAGTATCATCCTTCACTTCCTGCCCGTTGGTGAGGCAGTCTATGCGGTAACTGATAGAGGACGGGTCTGCCAGTTCCCCGTCCTTGTCGTAGAAGCTAACAGTCAGATAAGCCGTGCTAGCTTCATTCACGGTCCCGACTGAAGCCATGGGCCATCATCCTTGTAGCGCCTTGATGTCTACATGGGCTACCTCTGCCCTGACCTTGGCCACCCCTTTACCCTTGGCGGCTGCGGCAAGGCTGCTCAGGTTCACATACGCACACGTAGCTTTCACCTTGACTGGTTCCGGCTTATGTGAACTTGATGTGTCCCTCGGCCGCCCAGGTGACTTCGATATCGGATCCATTGGCTGCCTTTGCTGTAGTGAACTCATTCCAACAGAGCAACACCGAGGTAGACGCCGTGCCAGTGTTGTTGTAGATGACACAGCCCGAGGTGGTACCAGATGCCACGCTTGACCACGTGGTGGTGCCCCCAGCTTCCGCGTTGTCACACTCGACAGCTGGCTCTGCGGTGTCCACCGTTGCGGCTGTCATGGTCAGGTCAGCATCGGTGGTGCCCGACATCTTGCTACCTGAGACATCGTTCAGGTAGTCATGGACGACGAAGTTCGGGGTATAGGTGTTGGCGGTCAGCTGCGCTCTGATGTCCGATGTGTCCCATGCCACATCCCCGTTTACCAGTGCGGCTATACCCGTCCAATAAACGCCACTTGCCATGGCCAAACTCCTAAAAAGAGGAAAACACGGCGGCGTCTGTTGTGAGTTCGGAGAAACCAATCGATTCCGTCTTAAACGTCACGAAACGTATAGTCTCAGAATCTAAGAGGAAAAACAATATACTAGCAAGATTTGGGCTGGCTGCAGTAATTGTCCCTGCCGTTGCTATAACTATAGCTATTTCGGCAGTTACGGACGATATACCAGTCCCTACTGCTGCTGCATCCAGGACAACAACTGCAACCTGGGCTACCGTTGCCGTTACCGCTGCTGCTCCAGATGGGGCTGCGACAGCCGATAGAGCTGCAACAGATACACTGGCAATATCGGCTACTACCCCAACGGATCCGCTACCGCTTACGCTGGCATCAAGGGCTGTTGTGGTCACACCTGCAAGCCCTGCGGTAACACCCGCCGTACCAGATCCTGACGCTGCTGCGGGCAGTGCCGTAGCAGTCACTGTGGCCACCTCGGCGGACACCTGGACAGCGCCCACCACCTGGGCTGTGGCCCCGAGTGCGGCTGCCGTCACCTCGGCTATACCAGCGGTGACAGGTGCTGATCCTGTAGCTGCCACCGTTGCTGCCAGGGCTGTGGCTGTAACCGTAGCTATTCCAGCAGTAGCTGCCGCTGTGCCTGAACCCACAGCCACAGCGTCTAAGGCTGCCGAGGTGATCGTCGCAATCCCAGCCGTGGCTGGTGCTGTTCCTGACCCTGCTGCGGTAGCAGCCAAAGCTGACGCTGTAACGGTGGCTATCTCGGCATCTACCTTGATTAGGCCAATAGCAGCCTCCGCGTCCAAGGCGGTAGCCGTAACGGTAGCTATGGCTGCTGTAGCCGCTGCCGTGCCAGACCCAATTACCGCTGCGTCAAGGGCTGCCGTAGTCACTGATGCTATCGATGCCGTGACAGGCGCTGCACCAGTGGCAGCCGCCGTGGCCCCCAAAGCTGACGCGGTAACGATTGCTATAGCCGCTGTGACGGGGGCTGATCCTGTAGCCGCTACCGTAGCCGCCAAGGCTGTAGTAGTAACCACGGCAATCCCAGCCGTGGCAGGTGCAGCACCTGTGCCGGTGGCAGCTGGATTCAAAGCCGTAGCCGTAACGCCTGCAATTCCAGCCGTAACCGCAGCGCTGCCCGAACCACTCGCTGTAGCGTTCAGAGCAGCTGCCGTAACGGTTGCTGTTTCTGCGCTAACCGTCACCGCTGCCGCAGCGACAGGGTAGTATCCCCAGTCCGATAGACCAGGTGTCAGGACACTGACGGTAGTCTGGAAGTCCGTGACGCCGATGGCTTCGGCTGTCACAGCCACCGCAGCGCCCAGCACCTCGGCACTCGCATCCAAGGCGCTGGCCGTCACACTCGCTATCCCGGCCGTAACAGGGGCTACGCCTGTTGCAGCCACTGTGGCGTCCAGGGATCCAGCTGTAACGGTAGCCAGACTTGCGGTAACGCCTACCGAACCAGTCCCCAAAGCCGCTGCGTCCAGGGCAGCGCTCGTCACCGTGGCGATGCCAGCAGCAGCAGGGGCCACCCCAGTACCAGCAAGCGTGGCTCCAAGGGCTGAGGCTGTGACGTTGGCTATCGTTGCGGCAGCTGGTGCTGCGCCTGTTGGGACTGCCGCCGCGTCCAGGGCCGATGCTGTTACCCCTGCCAGCCCAGCTGTGACAGGTGCGGATCCAGTCGCGGCTACAGCAGCATCCAGCGCTGACGCCGTACTGGTGGCTATGCCTGCAGCAGCTGTAGCTGTACCTGACCCTGCCGCCGTAGCGTTCAGGCCTGAGCTCGTAACGGTGGCGATGCCGGCGGTAGCTGGCGCTGCTCCACTCGGCGCTGCGGTAGCACCTAAAGCCGTGCTGGTTACTGTGGCAACCTCGGCATCACACTGGACAGAGGCAACAGTATAATCGACAACCACCCATGCCGACGTTACATCGCAGCTTTTGTTGGCCCCACATTCTATCTCTATTTCCGCCTGATTGTTCAGGTCCGAAAGCGTCCAAGATTGTGGACTGGCATAGGACATCTCCCCCCAGGATGCCGGGGCAGACGTATCGCCACTTTGGTACCACGCAGCTCCGCTTTTGCGGATTAGCAGATTAATCTTGGACCCACCAACACCCTGAGCATAGATGTACACCGTAACGCTGTTGATGGTGTCACCAGCTCCAATATCCGATGGCTGCTCGATTACATACTGCTCTGAGTCTGCGTCTGTCGATTCTGTGATGTAGCTAGTGGTGCCGTCGTGGTTATACGTCACACCATCGTAGATCACGGCGGCAACCTTACTGGCGCCTGCACCAAGCGTCCAATCCGTAAGAGATCCGCTACTCTCTACTTTAAGCAGTTCAGTTGCCATCAGTCTTGCGGATAAAGCAGCATCGCTGTGTCGTCACAGCCTGTGGCGGTGAAGCGATAGATACAGACGTCAGCGTTGGTATCCGCCGCATCGAGGTTGACCTTGTACCAGCCGTTGGCTATCTCGGTGACGCTATTGGTCAAAGCACCAAAGGCTGCGCCGTCTTTAGACACCGTGCCTGTCACGCTCTTCCCTGTAGCTGGGTTGTGATTTGTGCTATCTCGCATGAGCAGTGCAAAGTTGTTACGAGCCTGGTTCTTCTTCAGCGTAAAACGTAGATCGTCTGTGCCTTCAGGGTAGAAGACCAACACCGTATCCTTGGAGTTCGTGGTGCTGCTCTGCACCTTAATTGCCACGGTATCGGCTGTCATCTCCGCGCTCGTTAAGTCCAGGTAATAGATGCCAGAGCTTGTAGCAATCTGTGTGGCTTCGTTGGTGCAGGCACCAAAGGTGCCCCCGTCTTTTGAGATCACAGAATCCAGGTCTGCCGCATCTGCCACGACATCCCCGTTGTCATCGTAGATCGGGAAGGTAGCCCTGTAGGCCTGCGCTCTTCTTGGGATCGTTCTTGCGTCACCTGCAGCCATCGTCTGTCTCCTATCCTACGTTATGGGCTATTCCTGGTCTGACAATCCCCATGCCTGGCACGTTCATTCCGCGTTTCCATGTGGGCTGCCCTGCTGCCACACCCACCTGAGCGCTTGCATCCAGAGCTGCCGCAGTAACCCCAGCGAGGGTAGCAGCAGCGGCAGCAGCGCCAGAGCCTACGGCTGCCGCATCCAATGCGCCAGCTGTCACCCCTGCCAGGGTTGCTGTTACGGATGCCGCACCTGTAGCCACAACTGCGGCATCCAGCGCAGCCGATGTCAGCGTTGCAATCCCTGCCGTGACAGACGCCGAGCCACTCCCGATGGCTGCTGGATCCAGGGCCGTAGAGGTCAAGGTGGCTATACCTGCTGATAGCGCAGCCGTGCCGATTCCAATGGCTGCGGCGTCCAAAGCCGCACTCGTTATGGTGGCTATCGCAGCTGATGCTGGGGCTGCCCCGCTGCCTAAGGCTGCCGCATCCAGGGCCGTAGTTGTGACAGCTGCAATGGACGCAGTGACAGGCGCTGATCCAGTGGCTGCAACAGCAGCGCCCAGAGCCGTGGCCGTGGCTGTTGCCAGACCAGCACTCACGGCAGCGGACCCAGAGCCAGAGGCTGAAGGAGACAAGGACGTGGTTGTTACTCCAGCTATTCCAGCGGTAGCCGTTGCCGTTCCATCCCCTACAGCCGTAGCGCCTAGAGCCGTGGCCGTGACACTGGCTATTGTGGCGTCACATTCGACAATGGTTTCGGCTGGTTTGTAGCAGACGCCTACAGTCAGCCACCCGCCCGAACTGGACCCCATCGTCCATCCAGGCATCTTGGACCCGGAACCTTCCGCTGTCTGGAAGTTCCACGGTTGGCCTGCCGCAGCTGCCTCCTGCTCGCTGCGTTGCGTCCAGTCCCCACCGTCTATCGTTAGGCTGGTCTGCGAATCCTCATGGGACATGCAGCCAACATAGAGGCAGTTGGAGGCTGTTGGGTTCAGCGTGGGGCCATCTACGTTGGTGTTAGCGCTTCCGTTAGTGCCGCCACCTGTGTCCTTTCTCCCGCTGCTATCGTCTACGCCAGAGTATTCGCTAATAATTAGATTACACCAGCAGCTATAGTCCCAGTCTACCGTTACGGTGAAGGTGCCAGACGCTGTACTTATTGGCGCCGAGTAGAAGTAGATGTCCTGCTCGGATCCTTCTGCCTGCGTCTGATCCTGTGTGTAACTGTTGCTTTGATTGTCGTAGAAGCTGCTGATCGTAGCCCCACCAGATCTCCATGACGTACACGCTGCGATTACCAGATCACCAACATCTGGTGTGGAATCAAAGCTGACAGCCAGGAGCCCCACAAAGTTACCCTGTGCGCCCTTGATCTGATCTGGTGCGCCGATAGCCACTGGCTACTCCACGCTGATATAGGCCCCAAACTTCATGGAGACAGGGATGTCAGCCGTTACCCGAAACCTCTGGCCAACCCAGTCTGGGTTGAAATCCACACTGATACTTGGATTCGGCGATCGTTCACCGCTTGGTGCAATGATATCTTCGCCTTGCCAGTGCGCGCTAACTACGGGCACCCAAGTTAGGTTATCCTCCGATCGTTCGATGGCAAACCAGCAAGACTTGGTAGGATCCTTCCGTTCATTCAGATCGAAATCAGCCACGAATCCGATTCGGCTAAAGGCCTGCTGCACCTGGTAGCTTGCCGTGGTGTGGGTCCCCTGCAGAACTTCCTGTGGCTTGACCTGTATTTCCATCAGCCACCTCCATTCTGCTTCACTCTGGTTCTTGACCAGATGAACACACAGGCCACCAAGCTGAACCCGGCTATGATCGCAATCTGGACGGCTTCACTAGTGCCTGTCAGCGTGGCTCCCAAGTTCATGAACGCCGTTCCAAGCACGGCCACCGCTTCACTGCTTTTGATTCCAGGCTCTGGCATCTTATTTGTCTCCTAACTTCTTGCGTCTGGTCAACAGGCTGACTATCCCGAAGAGAGCAGCCATGGCACCTGCTATGATCCCCTGTGGCCCAGGACTCTTGGCGATGCCCTGAGTGGTCTTCTCCACCGCCACTTCGATGGCTTCCTCGCCAGGCGGTGTCAGCTCCACCACGTAGCCCTTGGCTGTCTTCACGAGGTCCACCACCTCGTCGCGTTCTACCTTCAGGATACCAGCCACGCTGTCCAGCCAGGCGTCCAGGTTCTCCTGGCTCAGAGCTCCATGCTGCTGGACTATCTCTGCAACCTCTGCCCGATTGAGCCCAACATACTGAGGTTCAAAAAGACTGCAGCCGCCGAGTGTGACAGCTACAGCCAGGAGGAAAGCATGTAATCTCGTCATGGCTTCTCCTTACTTGTTCCCAGCTCCACCGTTTCCGTAGTCCTGCTGGAACTTTCGCCATCCTTGTCTTCCAAGCAATTGCTTGAGGTAGTGTTCGCAGTGCAGATCATGTGCGACATGAGAGGAGGGATCAGAAAACCCAGTAGGCCCAAAAGCGCAAACACGCTCAATCGTCCTGCTATTCTCTTCCAGCTGTTTAGAAAGCGCATTGATCTTGACCTCCTGCCTGACCCAAGCGCCTGTGGCCACCACTAAGGCGGCTGAGGCTGGAATCACATAGTCCTTCAGCCACTTGATCATGGTGCCTTCCTTGTCCTGTTCTGTCATAGCGTAGAGATAGCCCAGTGCATAGGCTTCCAGTACCGTTCGTGAGAATCCCTGGGGCTATGGGGTAGGGCAGTTTGGGGAGGGAATACTTGGAATCAGGCGCCACCAGCACTGGGCTAAAGCCTCCATGGCATGTGTAGTTCCAGGCGCCTGTAGGTGGGTAGGATATATCAGTTTAGAGCTATATTCAAGTATGCTCCATCGTCGGTGTGTTGTGTGGCTTGGTCAAATCGTTGAACCACTTGAGCAGTAAGGACCTAAGGGTATCGGGGTCTGGCCTGATGGGCAGGTGGATGGCTGTCTCTCTGATGGCTGCAGCTGTCCGCTTGGCTGTGTAGTTGAGGCTGTTGTACTTTAGGCCCAGGTCTATATGCCTGGCCCCGAGGGTGTGGATGTCCTGCTTGAGCTGAAGCCAGGACTGGGCCAGCAGCTTGAGCTCTACCCTGGCAGGTATCCCACCCTCGAGGATATGTTCAACCACCTCCTCAGCCAGCACTGCTTGCGGTTTGTCCATCGTCTGCACCTTGCTCTCTCAAGAGGTTTCGCATCTCCCTGGCGTGGTGCTGGATGATCCGGGCGTGCATCTCCATTTCGCGTTCAAACTTGCCGCGGGTATGGTCTTGCAACTTGGATACATCCACCGCGTCTCTTGCTATCCGGTTCCAGTTGCCGTGACTGCGTAGCCGCAGCCTTTGCAGGTTCAAGGTATACTCCTGGCACTCTTCGTTGTCCAGGATACGTAGTCCATGATTCTCACCCTTGGCCACCAGCTGGTAGCCGTTGTCCCCTGATTGCTTGATGATATCTTCCCGCAGGGCCAACAGCTTCAGGCCATACTCTGGCGTGCCACGTTTGGCGTCCACCGCTTTCTCTATCTCGTCAGGTGGGATGTAGTCACCCTTTTTGAGCCCCGCCACATTCAGCCTTGGCCTGCCTGCACCTGAGAAGTCAAAGTGTTCAAGTTCCATGCCTTACTCCTTGTGTTGGTGGTTGAAAGATACGTTTCGCGTCCACTCCATTCCATTCCGATCGGTTGCGTTCCACTCGGCTCCTCTTGTATCCCGTCCGCTACACTCCCGTCTGGTCGTATCCACTCGTTTAGCGTTGTCCCACAAGAGCCGTTTCCGGTCAGGTCCGGTCGCATCCGATCCGCTCCTTACCATTGGTATCCGCTCACATCCAATCGTTTAGCGTTGTCCCACAAGAGCCGTTTCGTGTCGCATCCTCTGCCTTGCCGTCCCATCCACTGATTTCGGCTCCAATGCCATCCGTTGCTATCGGCTCCGATCGTTTAGTTCGGTCCCACAAAAGCCGTTTCCGATCCAGTCATTTGCAATGCAATCCATTGCGATCGTGTCCTCTGCTTTCGCATTAGTTCGGCTCACGTCCCTTCCAATCGTTTAAAGTTGTCCCACAACTGCACGTTTCGCACTCGCGTCCCATCTGCTCCGTTCCGATCTACTGGTATCCGTTCCGATGCAGTCCCATCCGATCACATCGCTTTCGGTCCCCTCAGATCGCGTGCATTCCGTTCCAATCCAATCCCGTCCAATGCCATCCGTTGCTATCGGCTCCAATCGTTTAGCTTTGTCCCACAAAAGCCGTTTCGTTTCGTATGGGCTGGCATCTGCTCCCGTCGTCCCGTTTCCGTTGGACTCCATTCGTTTAGCCTAGAAAGGATTACCTTCCGTTGCTCATCGATGTGACGCTGAACAGGCCATTCCGATATTTCCAATCGGACAAGCCTATGTAGTCACCAGCCCATTCCAGGATCTGCCTGAACTGGTCCGGGTTCATCCTTTCCGTTACGTAGCTTACCTCGAAGTCTAGCGCCCACTCCCTGAAGATGGGCCTGCAGGCCAGGACTCTCACGTTCCCACGCTTGACCATGCAGGTGTGCCGAAAACTTTCGTCTTCCCATAGGGCACCCCTGGTCTTGGGTCCTTTGTACTTCAGAGGGAAATTGCCTACGATGGTGACGCTCTGATCCCACACCTTTCCAAGTTTGAAGTTCTTGGCTGCCTCCTTCAGCATGGCGTGAACGTTCTCACTTGGCACAACCACGGGGCCTGCATCCAGGTCTGCAACTGGTCCGTCGATGTAGAGGCTTCCTTTGAAGTTGTACTCTAGGATCTTGATAATATCTTCCTCGCTCTTTTTCCGCTGCGCGTTAATTGGCTTAGATATCCTGGCCCAGTGGTAGAGCGGGTTGGCCATCTGCCCGTTAGCCTGAAGGTGTGGAAGCCTGCCCTCAATCGACACTTTGACTTTCTTGTACGGCATGATTTAGTCCTTTCTAAGCTCATGCTTTCTTCCTTTCTAAGATCTTTTAAAAGCCCCGGCAGCACTGAACACTTAGATTAGTTACCCGATATGTGTGTCTAACTCTGAACGCCGTACATGCTGCCAGGGCTACCTGCTTTTCCCCTGATCGCATCACCTCCTTTCCAGCGCTTTCTTCGAACAATCCTTTCCGATAGGTTGCATGCTGTTATCCTCCATCGTTGTCCGTGCCTACCTGGTAGTGCTTGGTGCTGTACACTTCATGCCCCGGCCTTGGTGCCCTCTTGCTTGGTATTCTCGCATGCTCTGCCTCCTGCTTCGGTTGCTGAGTTCTTGGATGCGGGCTGTCCCCCGTGATCTCTTGTATTCCCGTGACTCTAAATGAGGTCTTGCCCAGGTGCCTTCTCTTCCACTCCGGGAACCCCTCGCGTCTGGCCTGGCGGTATGCACGTTCCCAGTCTGACTCACGGCCAGCTATGGCCATAAAGCATGCCAGGCAGTAGCCGAGGATCACACCAGCACCCAAGGTGGCCACATAACTAAGGATCGTAATCATCTCCACTCCCTTCTGCAGTACTCTGCAATCAGCAGCGCATCAGCGGTGGCATGGGTGATCCCATCCACCTGTGGGTAGAGCTGCTGTGCCTTCTGCTTGGTGATACGTTTACGCTGGGCATGGGTTGAGTTCTTGGGAAAGCGGATGCCCAGGGTGGACTGCCACTTCTTGGGCCAGACGTACTCTCTACGGATCCTGAGCGCTGATAGCCACCCTTGCCACAGTCCGAAGTTTTCAGCCAGCTTGAAAGTAGAGCTGGACGCAGCACCTTTGATAGCTCGTTGGTTCTCTACGATAGCCACCACCTCAGAGCCCCACACGCTGTCCCTCTCTGACACCTCAAGCATGCTCAACTCTTCATTCCATCGGCAGAGATACACCACCTGCTGGCTTTCCGTCACCGCAGCCCAGCCGCCCGATAGCCCAGGGTCTATCCCGATGTAGAGCATGGGTCAGTCCGTATGAATATGAAAGGTCGCAACTACAGAGTCTAGCTCTTCAGAGTACTCTTCCAGTTTGCTTTGCAGCTTGAGCAGTTCCCTGCTCAGTATCACAAACTTCATCTTGTATGCCTGCAGCATAGGGTTTGGCGGCTGAGGCTTGGCTACTCTATGCTGGCTTGGCTTCTTCTTGGCGGGCTTACGTTTCGATTGCTTCTTGGTCATGGCGTCTCATCCTCCCTTGCTGTAACCGTACTTCTCAGCATATCGTCTCGTGCTTTCCGGCAGGTCTTCCCAGGTCCCCCAGACTGGGAAGGAACGGCTGCTCCCCCTGTCAGCGCTGGCCACTGCATCAGCCCACTGCTTCGGGTCCAGCTCCCTGTTGAGTAGCCAGCCCACCTGCTCTCTGCACTCGCAGACATCCTCAATCCGCATCGTGTCCTTCTCGACACGGGCATAGCTCCACCCGTGCCAGCGCTCGTAGACGCTGCATGCCCTGCGCCAGAGTTCATCGCTTGGGATCTTCTCACACTT